ATTATTAAATGAAAAGTCAAAAGTAGATAAACTGAGATTTCCTGGTATTTTGAATCCTGGAATATTTTCTGGTATAGGTGGAGGCACTAATGGCGATAGAGCAGCATTCTCTGTACCCAGAAGAACCAGACGAATTACTAAATCTATAGCTCTACATATGCCCACTCCTTTGGTATATAACACACATAACGCATATGAAGAAATATCACTTTCCGCTCTTGCCGGTAGATTAGGCACAGCAGGGTTACAAGCAATGTTTGCCGCTGGCGGCGCTGCATTTGCGTCAGCACAAAAAGCAATCGACATTTCTGCTGGAGCTAAAGCCGTTATAGATGCGGCTGGTAAAATTGTTTCTACAGGTTCAAAGTTACTTCAGTCTCCTATAAATCCTGCTGTTGAAATTTTGTTTGCTAATACTCTTGTTAGACAGTTCACACTTGAAGTTATGATGGCACCAAGAAACGAAAAAGAATCTATTAATATGCACAGTATTATTAAAACACTAAGATTTCATGGTGCACCAGAATTATCTGAACCATTTGAATCTGGTGGTGTTTCATTTGGTTCGGGGTTATTCTGGATTCCACCTGCTGAATTTGATATTACATTTTTTCACAAAGGCAAAGAAAATATGAACATTCTTCGCATCAATACCTGTGTACTTGAGAGAATCGAAGTGGATTATGCTCCTACAGGTGTTTATTCAACATTTAAAAATGGTCATCCAGTAGCCACTAGATTGTCTATGGGATTCCGTGAACTTGAACCTGTACATAAGAAGCGTGTTCTTCAAGGATTCTGAGAATGGGAAAATACTTCGACAAGATACCACCACTATTATATAATATTGATGGCAGACAACCTAGCACATATCAGACAGCAGCTAATGTTTTCTTTCGTGTTAGGGTCATTAGAAATGTGCTAGAGAATGTATCTGCATACTATGACTATTTGGTCAAAGATGATGACACGCCAGAAATTCTAGCAGAAAAAGTATACGGCGATTCTGAAGCACATTGGATCATATTGTTATCGAATCAGATTATTGATCCACAATATGATTGGCCACTGAATGAGCCAGATTTCGGTAAGTATATAATTGGTAAGTATGGTTCAATAGCAAACTCTAAAACAACAATACATCATTATGAAAAAGTAATCACTCGTGAAAACTCAATAGCAGGAATGGTCACAGAAAGCAGATTCATAATAAATCAAACAAAACTAACTACAAACGATATGGATGTTCCATACGACACATACACAACTTTACCAGAAACTCAAGAAGTGGATACATACAACTTGGATGATAACGAAACTGTCGTTCAAGTTATCAGAAGAGATGCTATTAGTTGTTATGATTATGAATATGATATTAATGAAAAGAGACGAGCAATCAAAATAATAAAACCTGAATATTATGGTCAGATCATTCGTGAATTTAATAGTTTAACTGGACTAAATGAAAGAACCCCATACATTAGAAGATTGGTATAATGGACGAAAGTATAGATATTTTAACAGCATTTGATGTGGGATTTTCTGATATACCCGATTATCTGACAAATCAAATAACAGTTCAAGAAATTATGTTAGGTGAGAGTTTGTTGACACCAGGGCTTCAAACATCGGTTCATGTACATAGTTCAATTAATGAATTGCCGGTAAAAGATTTAGATTTATTTAAAAATACTTTGATGTCCATTGATATTGAAAAGTCATTACTGGCTAAATTTAGATTACCTACAACTATGAATGTAAGACAAACAACATATAGATTAGATAATCGCAAATTCATCAATAATAATACCGAAGAATTTTATATCCATGCCTGTGACCAAACCCTTCTAGATAATGCTGCAACACTGGTTAGCAAACTTTGGAAATGTACAACACCTTCAAAAGTTGTGAGTGATGTGCTTTCCACATGTGCTGGTGCTAAATCATTGGACATAGAACCTTCCGATCCTGCAAGAGACTATATTGCCGAAAATATTAGACCGTTCCAAGTGGTAGCACAACAAGCAAATGCAGCTTTGGCTGGAGGTAATGATCCATCATTTCTACACTATATGACATATGAAAATCTGGGTACACATAAATTTAGATCGTTATATAGTTTAACACAACAACCTGCTGTAGCTGAATATTTTTTCCAAGAAATAGGATCTATGGCTGGTCATGCATTTCCATTTTCTGTTCTGACACATAATTTTCCCTGTGATTTTGATCTATTATCTGATATTCTAAATGGTGTAGGGTATAACGGTCAAAATAATAATGTTCTTTCCACTTTTAATGCATTGAGTAGAAGTTTCAATATTCATGGCAGTACTGCATATGGATGCGGCATAGGTAGTGGTATGCCTAAGTTAAGTATGACAAATGAAGGTACAGCATCACAACAAGATGCTTGCCCAGACTATTCGAGACTGTTTGTGCATAAAAGACAAGCTAGAATGGGTCTATTAGAACAAGATAAGATTGCTCTTAGAATAATGGTACCATGGATACCTATACTTAATGTAGGCAAGATCATTAGATTGAACATGCCAAACAAAGAAGATGAAACAGGAACAACACTAAATTATGGTTCAGGCGATTATTTAATTGTGAGTTTGAAACATCATATCAAAAGAGGTCAACCATCAACAATAACGATGGATTGCGTTTCTCGTACAGTTGGGCAAGGGATAGTATAATATGTCATTACCAAATTCATTTCCACACGGTTATCAAGTATCATATAACATTGTATCTGGCGGTCATGCACTTGATGCACCTACAGATCAGTCTGGTACATGTCGTGTTATTGATCCATTGAGACATGGAGCAGATGTTGATCCATTTCAGATGCCTTATGTTACAATGCTTAGATCACCAACACAATCTGCATTAGAAGAAACTCCATTTCCTCCTGAACCAGGATCATGTGTAGGCGTTTCATTTAATATGGGTGATCCTTCTTCTCGTGTTCTTATTGGTCAACCAAATGAACTAAACAATTCACAATCTTCTCCTGGTAACTTTAGTATCATGGAATTGATACAAAAACTGGCAGCCTTATCAACAAATAAGAATAGGCCGACCAAATATCAAGAAAAAGAAGATAAAGGAGCTATAGTTCGTGCAATCGATCAAGAACTTGGTGATTGGATGAACTCGTTAACAAAAGGATTGCCAACTCATGCGGCATTATATCCTTTAGCAGGTCAAATTCTTCCTTCTATTCAACAAATTGATACTGCTGTTCAACAATTTGCTAGTATAATAAATTCATTTGGTGGTATGGCAGGATCCCCAATGAATATGTCATCGATGTTAAACAAACTAGATAATAATAAGAAAAAACAAATAACTCAAAATATGCCGCCCGAAATCGCCGATGCGTTTAATAGTTATTTAAACTTGATGACCGATGGATCGCATGGTGAATCTAATTTTGTTTACAGAGTTGACGAAGAAACATTTTTGAAAAATGCAGTAGAGATTTTATCTCAGTGTAATTCGATAGGTGATTTGACATATTGTTTACAAGAGTTGCGTTCTAATACAGAATTACATGGAGCTAATACATTAGGAAGCATGATTGTTACCGCAAATAGTGCTTATGGTCCGGTTCAATTTACTATGGATAATAAGGGCAATAAAAAACAAGACCCGGTAAATGCACAACAGATTATGTCAATCATTCAACAATTTATGGGACTACTAAATTCAGCGCAAGGTGGTGGTCAAGGAAAAACTATGTTTGGAGATGCTGCTGGTAAAGTTGTTGAAGCTGTGGGTAGATTGCCTCCAGAGGCAAAAATGAGATTGTCCAATATGAGTGATACCATGAGTACATATGAAAAAATTAGAGATCCTATACATAAAGCAGGATTAGATGGCGATCCCATGAAAATTGTCAATTTATTTCACACCGGTGAATTAGGAGCATAATAATGGCAATGAAAAAAACAGAAACATCTACTAGAGATCGTAAAGAAACTCCACCAGAATTTGAAACACCCAAAGATCCAAGAGAACAGGGTGGTGAATATCCTAATTATTGGGTCAGAAAAACTCGTTCTGGACATGTCATTATGTTGGACGATTCAAAAGATAACGAACATATGACTTTTCAACATAGAAGTGGGAGTATGCTTCAATTTCTCCCGGATGGTGGAATACAATCAGTTGCTAACAAAGGAAGATATGATACAACTTTTGGTGAAAACCGAGTTAAAATTACTGGATCACATGATGTAAAAGTCGATGGATCAGCAAGCTATAAAACCGAAGGTCAATTTAATCAAACAGTCTATGGCGATTCTACGGTTTCTGTTAAAGGCGATTCAATTAATACAAGTAAAACACAAAACACACTGGTTGCAAATCAATATGATGTAGCCGCAGGATCAATGACCTTTGCTTCTCAATCTGGAACAACAATTACCTCTAAAGGAGCAATGTCAATAACAGGTAAAGGCACTTCAGCAATAGGATCTACAGAAGGTGCTACTGTTGTTGGTGCATATACAAATGCCGTTCTAACTTCAAAAGATGGAACCAAAGTAGAAACAAAGAATGGACCTGTAGAAGTCACGAACAACCAAGCTCAAATCAAATTTGAAGGACAATATGTATATATTAATTCTGGCAGAGGTGCAATACAACCTGCTTCACAACCAACACAGCCATCTCAAGAAGAACCACCATCTAATCCTTCATCTACACAAATGGCATAAATAAAACATGGCACAACAAGTTCAAAGAGTAACCAGAAAATTCGACTATTCAGACTTAGATTTAGATTTCATAGCACATCCGACAACGGGCGATGTTGTGAAAAAGAAAGGCATCGATGCTTTGAAAAGATCGGTTAGAAACCTCATATTGACAAATTTCTATGATAGGAAGTTTAGATCATACATAGGTTCTAATGCACAAAAAATATTGTTCGATAACATTAATCCATTTTCAGCAACATTTCTAAAAGATGCTATTGTTGAAGTGATAACTAACTATGAACCTAGAGTGAAATTAGCAGAAGATGAAAACGATGGTGTTATAGTTAGTGCTGATATTGATAATAATGGATATAATGCAAGAATCACATTTTCACCAATAAATACTGGTGCACCAGTTACAATAAGTTTATTTTTGGAAAGAATCCGCTAAATGGCAGTAGAAAAAGCAGCACTTAGAATAACAGAACTTGATTTTATCTCTATTAGAGAGAATCTAAAGACATTCCTTAGAAGTCAAAACGAATTTCAAGATTTTGATTGGGAGGGTAGCGGACTGGCTGTTCTGTTGGATATTCTAGCATACAATACACACTATATGGGATATTATCTCAATATGGTGGGTAATGAAATGTTTCTGGATACAGCTCAAATTCGTGCTTCTGTTTTATCTCATGCCAAAGCAATTAATTATATTCCAGGAAGTAAACAAGGTGCCCTGTCGAAAGTAAATATTACGGTCACACCAACAATCACAGAAGATACAGAGGCATCATCATTAACTCTAGAAAAATATACAAGACTTTTAGGATACGATAAAGACGGCGTAAATTATCCATTCGTTACAATATATTCAAATACTGCAACAAAACAGGCGGGGTCTTTTCAATTCTCAAACGTATACATTAAACAAGGCGAAGTTGTCACACTACAATATCTAGCAGATTCAACAAACGATAAGAGAAGATACGAAATACCTTCAGCAAACGTAGATACTACATCGATATCAGTTCGAGTTCAAGAATCAAACTCAAATACAGACACAAAACTATACTCACTAGCAAGCGATATTACGACACTTACACAGAATTCAAAAGTATATTTCATAGAAGAAAATGAAAATCTAAACTATACACTATACTTTGGTGATGATGTTATCGGTAAAAGACCAAAAGATGGTAACATCATCATCTGTACTTATTTGGATAATGTCGGTTCTCAATCAAACAATATCACCGGATTCACATTCACAGACTATATCGGTGGTAAGTATAGAAATAATGTCAGAACAACATCCACAGTATCATCATATGGTGGTGTTGATAAAGAAACAATCGAAGAAGTAAGATATCGTGCTCCTTATTTCTATTCTACACAAAATCGTGCTGTGACTGTAAACGACTATGAAACTTTAATTCTCAAAGATTATCCAATTATTGAGTCTGTTTCCGTTTGGGGCGGACAAGACAATGATCCAGTTATATATGGTAAAGTGTTTCTATCATTGAAAACAAAAAGTAATTATTATTTAACAAATTTTGAAAAAGAAAATATTAAACAAAGTTTAATTGAAACCAGAAATATTCTTACTGTAACTCCAGAAATTGTAGATCCGGATTACGTTTATTTACAAGTCAAAGGTACAGTCAAGTATGATTCACAATTAACATCATTAACAGCCAATGAAATTCTAGCATATGCTAAAGCTGCAATATTCGATTATTCAGATATGGAACTGAATAAATTTGGTTCTATATTCAGAAAAAGCAAACTACAAAATTACATTGAAAATTCTGAACAATCGATAACAGCTAGCGATATTGATGTTTTTGTTCAAAAAAGAATGTTAGTAGATACAAATAGGAAGAGAAATTATACAGTGGCATTTAACATGCCATTAAAACAAGTTTCTCACAAAGACAAGCTTGTGACCTATCCAAGAATTGAAGTATACGATTCCGCTAATATTAGCAGAAATGTATATTTTGAAGAAGTTCCTGAAGCTTTATCTGGTATCAGTAGTATCACTATCACTAATTCGGGCATAAACTATAGTTCTGCACCAACAGTGACAATAACAGGTGATGGTTATGGTGCTACGGCAAAAGCAACTGTGGCTGGTGGTAGAGTGACAGATATAGAAATAACAAATTCAGGCACAGACTATTCATATGCAATAGTTTCGTTGGATGGTGGTGATGGTTATGGTGCCATAGCAATTCCGGTATTAGATTCTGATGTAGGATATCTGAGATCATATTATTATAAATCTACAGGTGAAAAAGTTGTTGTCAATTCAAATGCAGGTTCTATTAACTATTTGACTGGTCAAATAATATTAAATTCTCTTAGAGCTTACAGTGTTGAAGAAAACGCATTCTATGATCAAGATTATTTGACATTCAATATTATGGCAGAGAATGATATTATCGAACCACTAAGAAACCGTATCCTTACTATAGATCAAGAAGATCCAAAGAGTATTCAAATTAACGTAGTATCTGAATAATGACAATTTCAAACAATAGAATTAGCAATCTTATCAATTCTCAAGTACCGTTTTTTGTAAGAAACGATCATCAGAATTTCGTAACATTTCTTGAGAAATACTACGAATATCTTGAGCAAAATGATAAAGTTGTCAATAAAATAAAAAATTCTCAAACATTTAGAGACGTTGATTTAACAGAAACTCAGTTTGCCGAAAAACTTTATGATACTTTCATGAAGTATATTCCTAAAAATGTGACTGTTGATAAAAATCTGTTAATCAAACATATCAAAGATTTCTATCGTGCAAAAGGAACTGAAAAAGCAACAAGATTTCTTATGCGTATTCTTCATAATGAAGAAATCAGTTTTTATTATCCTAAAGCTGATATTCTTCGTGTTTCTGATGGTAAATGGTTCATACAAAAATCATTGAGAATACGAGATACCATATTAAATAATGTCTCTGCGACTTCAACAGCGGACTTAGAAAAATATGTTGGTAATTTAATTACTGGTGCATCATCCAATGCAACTGCGATTGTCGAAAGAACTGATAGATATTATGAAAAGGGTGTAGTAATTGACGAATTATTTCTCACAAACATAAATGGAGCTTTTCAAAGTGGAGAAGCAATATCTGCTATAGTAAATTCGACCGAATCGATACAGTATATAACATCAAACATTTATTCAGGTATTGTCAGTTCTATCACACTAAGAAATGGTGGTTCTGGTTATACTGTAGGTTATTCAATTCCTATCGAAAGTAATAGTGGTTCTGGTGCCGCTGCTATTGTTGGATCTGTGTCTACAGGAAGCATTACTTCCATCACAATTCTTTCGGGAGGTGCGGGTTATAAAGTTAATGATCCAATTCTGTTTGGTGAAGTTGTTATAAGTGGAACAGGATCTGGTGCAAATGCAAATGTGTTTACTGTTTTAGATGATTCTTCAGTTCATCCAAATTCTTATAATATCGTTTCTAGCACAATCAGTCTAGAAGCAAACACACCATTAAACAATGCTGTATACAGTAACCTAAGCTCTTCTAATGCAAATGTAACAATTGCAAATGCTGTATCATATTGGATATACGCAAATACTGGTCCTGCCAAAACAGTATATGTTATAAATTCTGGACAAAATTATTCGGGCGAACCGACACTTTCTATTGTTGCTAATAGTATGATTCAACAACTTGGTATATTAGGTCGAATGGAAATTATTGATGGTGGTCAAAATTATCACATAGGTGATACTATTGAATTTATTAATGTGACTGGTGGCTATGGTTCTGGCGCAGCGGCTAATGTTACAAATGTTGATATGGGCAATGCAAATGCGATTACTCAAGTGAAATTTGTCAAAGTTTCTGGTCAATTTATAGGTGGATCTGGATATACTCAAGAATTATTACCAAAAGCAAATGTCATTTCAGCAACAGGAAATGGTGCTAATATTGTAGTTACTAGCATACTTGGTTCTGGTGCTGTTATGAAGGCAGCCAACACATCAATCGGTACTATCAAAAATATTATTCTTCTTAGTGGCGGTTCAGGTTATACTACAGTACCAACAATCAATTTAATGCAAGCTGGCAGTGGAACAGCACAAGCAAACGCAACAATTGTTACTGGTACATATACATATCCTGGAAGATATTTGAACGATGATGGTCATATCAGTTCATACAATTTCTTAGAAGACAGAGATTACTATCAAATATTCTCATATGTTGTAAAGTCCACTAAATCGATTGATTCATATAAAAATATTTTAACAAATCTTACTCATCCGGCT